ATTGCCCTGTACTATTCCAACCGGTGGAACTTATTAATTTAAATAGGAGACGGCATGGCGAAAGTAGCACCATTCCATTCAAAATTAGCTTCAGCGGACGTATATCACGACAATAGCTCGTGTACGCTTGGAGATAACATCGAACCCTATAACAAAGTGTCTGGGACTGGCAACTTGCCAAAGTGTAGCCAGTGCAAGACCCTTTCCTAGATTTGTTCTTGAGCGCCATATTTTGGCGTTCTCTTAACTGATTTAGTATTTTCATATTTTCTCTACGTGCTTAAAGTATATAGTCTCCATGGGCTTTGCCTCTTACGTAACGTTTGTGCCTAGCAGCCTTTATTTTAGCAGAGTTGTTTTCAACGTAACGCTGTTTTGCTCGGTTGGCGCTTGGCCTACCTTTCGGACGAGTAATTTCCAGACGGTCTTTCATGAATGCCTGAATACTTGGGTCAGCTTTTATCTCTATGACAAACAGAGGCGTATCAGAATCTGGGTTGTAGAGAATGAATTTAGCCGCAGGCAGCCCAGTGATGAGCATACCAAATTGCATTTGAGCTATGTAGTCGGTGGGAATTGGTATCTCGCCATTAACAATGTTGTCGTGCTTCTGTACGCCCAGGCATTTAATCTCGTCCACAAATCCAGGCTCAATCCCGTCTGGTGAGTAACCAGCGTGTGGGTATTCGGAATTAGTAACGAAGCCGAAGTGCTGCATTTTTATGCCGTATTTGTGCTCATACGCCTCAGCCGCCAACGGCTCCAAAATGCGGCCACGCTGCATATATTTATTATCGTAGCTAGGGTCGCCCTCAGGCGGCGCTTTCTTGCCACTAAGCAAGTCTATGGCTGTTGAACCAGTCCACTTATCTTTGCGATAGATGCGCCACTTTTCAGAGCGCTGCTCGAAATTGTAATAGCGTATCATTGTTCTACTCCTTCGTCAAATAGTCTTTCCATCGTTTTACTGCCTATAGCAGCTTCAAGTAGACGATGCTTATGTTCTAACGTAGTTATAGTTTCCTCAACACGAGTCTTTTCGGCTTCGAGTACCTCTACTGAGAGTTGTTCGTAGTTAAATTCACTCATCTTCACCTCCAACCTTTATAGGCATTTATTAGTCATACCATATCCATTAATGTATCTAAGTCGCTTTTAGGCTCTTCGGCACTGGAGTGGAAACTCGGTAAATAGACTGGATGAAACTTGTCTCGGCAGTCTTTGCACCAATGATTGTGTCGGTGCATAGCCCACTTCGTATTGTCAAATTGTCCAATCTGATACGTATCAGTCTGGGCGCAACCAGGACAAATAAGTGTTATTCCAGCTTTACTGAAAGTCCTGTACTTAGTCGAAGAGGCCGTCTGGGACTTCGCTTGGGTCAACTTCTTCACCGTCTAAATCCTCCACATTATTGACCGTAGTATCTTGGCTAGCAGTAGCTGGTGAGCGCTTGCTTTGGTCGTAGTGCCACAAATCCACGTATTTGGTTGTATCGTACTTATCCTGAGGCTCAGCGTAAATGAACGCTTCTTTGCCAATCAGCTTCTCGTTCAGAATCTTGAGCAAGTGCTCTTTGGTATCGGACGGAGCCTTGACATTGGCAAACACACGCTTACCGAAGTTACTGATGGTAGTTTTCTTATCTTCTTTGACATTGTGAACCAGGATGCCGAGCACCTTAGTAACAGCCATCTTAGCACCGCCCTCAGTATGCAGCCACAGCGTGGCTTCACCCTCTTCGTCATTGTCGCCGATAACGGTAACTTTGATGATTTCTCGGTCTTTGCTGTCTTTGCCTCCCTCAGCCAAGCCAATCTTAACTGCGTGAGCGCCTGGCGTGAAGCCAGATGCACCCATTGGCTTACCTACATTTTCTAACACATCATCTAAAAAATTATCACTCATACTAATCCTCCTATTAATTTACGTTTAGCCGTCCAGTGGTTCTTACCACTAGGCATATGTCTTAACCCTATTCTCCTCAAATGACATTTATGTAATTGCTCCTTATAGTTAATTGACCTTATCACTATTTACCTCCACTGTTATATTGAAATTTATACTTGCTCCGCACAACTTCATGAGTTCCAGCCAGTGAACCAGAGTTATCCTCGAATACGTTTCACTCTCCATGCGAGCAACTGATGACTGGGTAGTATTTGCCTTCTTAGCTAAGTCAACCTGGGTCATAGATGCCTTTTTTCGGGTTTGTTTTAACGTAAAAGCCAAAGCAGGAAATATTTCTTCGTCTTGGGCCATAATACCTGATTGGGTTCTCATAACCCTAACTTCCTTTGTGTATCATGATGTAGCCCGTTTCCGTATACCAGGACGAGGTTGGGATAGCCTGTGCAACAGTTTGTCGGTAGTACTTGTGCTATTACTCATGCTTCCTCCCACACCTATAACAAAAAGTATTACTACCGTATGCTAGCTCACTACCCCAGGTAGGTTTAGTATAGTTATGTCCCAGTATCCAGCATAGTAACACCATCACTGTTCCAATCCCGACTTAGTGTCTTTTATAGAGTCAATGCCGTCAGCGGCTATAGGGTCAACAACCTCTAATAAGGCTGTATCTAGTATCTCATCAAGATCATCTCGGTGGCTAGGGTGTTCCTCAGCGAACCGCTTTTGAATCTCCTCGGCTTGGCTATAGTTGAACGGGTATAGTATGGCTCTACAGTAACCACACTGCCTAAGTTTTGTATAAGGTACTGTAAAAGGATGAGTACAAGAGTTACTTATAGTCATTCCGCTACATACACCTTCCCGTTAATCGTCAGTTTCTCAGGGAGTGAAGAACCAAGGTCAGAAGCTGAAGCAACAGTACCAAGGCTATCTTTATACCCCACCACCAAACGCGCCTCGAGGCCAACCTCGGCAACAACGTCGTCCAAGCAGGGCTGACCGCCGTGGTAGACGTACGAGAGCGGCACGCCCAACCAACCGCCTATACTTTTCGTTTGTAGGTTGAAATGCCTAATATACGTACTGTCAAAATCTAGGGTTTCACCTAATTCCCTGAGTGTATACCAGAAACAAATAGCCTCTAGGACAGTTGGCACGTGGCCAGGATTGTCCTGTTTCTGCTTGGCTGGAGTGGCTGCGGGGACATTGTAGGTTTTAGGTATGTGCACAAAACGTACCGCTCCCTTACCTACGGGTGTGCCGCACAGCTCCTCGTCAGTATATAGGTCGTACAGATTTCTATAGATGTAGGTAGAGTACGGCCGGCCTTTACCGAATTTAATAGCTAAGGTATATAGCTGCTCTTTGGTGAAGGGTTTGTTGGGGACAGGGACCAGGGTGGTTCCTGGGATGTCTTTAGGTAGTAATTTGGTGAAGTCTGCTTCGGGTAAGGGCTTAGTGCCCAATGTTACGCAGGTTGCCTTATAGGCTTTGTAAAGTTTATTCATATGCTTATTTCCTTGCTTTCTTGGCTGGTGCAGCCGCTGGCTTGTAGTATGCACGAATTGTAGCATCAACAAGCTTAAGGTCGTTTGCAATCATATCTTCTTTGAACATATCCTCTGGCGTTTTGACTGGACTAGAACCCTCCATTTTGTGGACGGCGAATTTATAGCGGTCTTTGACTTCGGCCTCGGTGTCATCGTAAACCGTTTCCAACACTACGTTGGTCAAGCTCTCTGGCTGTAAATTGTCGCCAATAAATTTACCAGTGGTCTTGAATTTGCGGCGGCCAGTATCCTCAGTATCTACGTGAGCGAATACGTAGTAGTTCTGGTCAGTTGGTTTGCTAACGATTTTCTCGATTAGCGTGTTAAAGGTGTTAGCAATCGACTTGAAAACAAAGAACTGGTCCTTATCAAGTGCGTGCTTGCCCTGGTAGAGCGTAAAGAACTGGTTGGTGTCGTCAATCACGACCATCGGTGCTGGTGCGGCCAATGCCACGCTTGGCAGACTTTCAAGGTCAGTTTTGACCACCTTAATGTCGCTCTTAAACGGCATTTCCTTGCCAGTTGGTGATATTAAATTTACGTCAGCTTTTTGCAGACCTTTAAGACTGAATGTCTTGCCAGTACCGCTATAGCCGATAACTACGATTATTCGTGCCATTATTCTTTTTCCTTCCCTATTAGAAATGCTTTTGCTTCTTCTTCGGTCAAATCTTTTGCCTTGCAAAATCGTAAGGCATAGACAACATCCTTATGCTTAAACATATAGCATAATTCGGGTCGAATACTACCGTTATCAAGTTCGGCTTCTTCAAACACCTTAGCGATCTCTTTTGCGGCTTTGTTCATCCGTACACCAAATCCGTTATCCATTACTTTTTCTCCTTTAAGGCTGTTTTAACATCGTTAATGAAATTGTCTACTGATTCAAATGCAGCTGCGTCAGTAGCATCTCGACGCTCTAGTTCGGTATTGCGCTCTTGAAGCTCTTTGTTTCGACGACCCAAGCTTTCATTTTCTTGCTCAAGCCGACGGTTATCTTCGTTAAGCAAATCGTTCTGAGCGCCTAGCTGGCCAACTATTTCAGATAGATCAACCAAGCGTTCGTCTTTAGCGTCGAGCTGGCTTACTGGTGATTGTGGTGGGGTTGGTGGTTGATTGTATGGAGCAAAGTTATTACTCGGCCCATAGCCATTACGATTTCGGTTTCTCAGCATTACTTGATCTCCTTTGGAGCGTTAAGTTTGTAGGTTGTAGTCTCAACTACACCAACTGGCAACTGGCCGGTAAGCGTATATTGAGCGTTGGTCTTAGCCGTGTCAAGAACCACCTTAGTGAATTTCTTTGGCACTTCACTGACTTCACCACCGAGCGCTACGCCTTTAACAACTGAGAGCTTCAAAACGTATTCACCGTTGTTAATCTCTTGCACGTTGTTAGCGACCATGACCTCTTTGATCTTAGTGACCTCTTCTTTCATGTCTTTTTCTATGGCCTTGACGGCTGCATAGTTTTTGGCGTAGTTTGTAAGTAGAACTTTTTGGTCTGCTGACAGCACCAAATCTTTTACTTCGTCGTTACTCATTCCGTTAATCCTTTCATTGATTATCTTACTCTAAGGAGTGTATCATACTGATTGTATCGTGTCAAGTACTTTTTATGCCTGATATTTTCACTTTGCTGGTACCCAGGCTGTCGTTAAAATCTTGCTTGTTCTCAACTTGCTTTCTAATCTTTATAGCTTCCTCTCTGGTACTAAATTGACCTATTTTCTTACCTCGATATTCAGCTATCCATTTATTACGGTCTTTTGCATATGATACTCCTGGACAACCTGACCTATTATCTTTGCGTAATCCTCGATTCATACTTTGGATGTACATTGTAGCCCAGCGACAATTGCTCGGTTCGTAGTTGCCGTCATTGTCTATCCGGTCGAGGGTCATACCTGTGGGGCGCTCACCTATATCTTTCACGAATAGTGCAAAGTCATCCCACCGCTCACACACCTTAATGCCCCTGCCACCGTAACGATGATAGGCGTAGTAATTTGGATTATTACAACGGGTACGCATATTTAGCCATACATGATATAGCGGATGATTGTGCGCTGCCACGTAATGCTTACTACACAACCCTTTGGCTAAGTGTTTAGTCTCACAGCCTTGTATGCTACAAATCCTCATAGTAAGCCATACTCTCGTTAAAGTCGGTTTTAGCTTCCAAGCAACGATATACGGCTGTATCAATAGTCCTATCGACCTTAAAATAGTAATGTCGCACCATCTGGGTTTGTCCTCCTCGGTAGTTGCGTCCGATTGCTTGTTGGGTATCCATCCAAGAGTAACTTGGTTCATAGAATATTGTAATACTGGCATATTGTAAATTCAAGCCCGCACTTCCTGACTGGTATTGAAGCAGTGTAAGGCTAGGTTTTTGTGGCGTACTTTTCGGTAGGTCACTCTTATGCCCGCTTTGCTCAAATACTACGCGTCCATACTTGGCTGCTATGTCCAATATAGCTTCTCTGCTGGAGTTGTACTGGTAAAACACAAGGATATGCTCTGCTGTATCGTCAAGCACCGCAGACAAAGCCTCTGTCCTCGTAGTGGATAGATACTGGCGCAAAGTTGCGTGTAATTTGGCTGGCGTATCGAGTAGCGTGCCATCTTCCATAACTCGCTCAACTTTCAACACTCGGTAAGCATCACGCTGCTTAGGTGTGAGATTAATGGTAGTGGTTATGTTAATCAGGTCTGGTAGTTTCAAAATGGCCTTATCAAGCCCGAAAGCAACTGACTGCCATAATTGCTTAAGTTTGTCCTCACCTCTGTAACCAATGATACGTGGATAGCCTCGGCTGCGGTCAATCAGTACGTGCTCTTTAATGAAGCCAGTTTTGTTTTTCCACCAGCCGAATAAAATGCCGTAAGTCTGCAAATCAATGTAGCCATTCGGTATTGCTGTGGCGCTTAAGCCGATAAGTTGGCGGCAATTCGAGTCAGTAGCAAGCCTGATGATAGCTTTGGCTCGTTGGCTCGTGGCTGCTTTGGCGTAGTGTATCTCGTCCACAATCAGAATATATGGCTTTGTTGGCGTACCGAGTTTTGCAACCTTGCCAAAACTAACAGGGTAAACTTGCTGGCCTAGCTGCGTTCCAATCTCTTGCCAATCACCTGAGTTAATTTTGGCTGGTGGGGCAATGACTAAAATCGGCACCCGTTCGGTAGCGTGTTTCATAGCCATAATCGTCTTGCCTGTGCCCGTGTCGGCTGTCATGATGACATTGTGAGGCAACGTTTTAAGATACTCGGCTTGCCAAAAATACAACTGCATAGCTAAAACGCCTTTCCTCTAAAATTAGCTTTAGAAAATACTATCTCAAGTGGTAGCCCTAGTTTATAACGTCTCAACAGTGTTATGTTATTTACTCCAAGTTCGATAGACCAATCTTTAGCACACTGAGTTTTACCCTGGTAGGTAATAAATATATTGTTGCGCCTATTTCGTTGCTGTTCTTTACGAGTAGACCATTTGCAATTATCGGGCGAATAACCCTTGTCATTGTCTATTCGGTCAAGCAAAGCATCTTTAGGTTTTATGCCCATATCTCTTGTAAAGTTCGTGAACCCCTGCCCGTCTTTACCAGATTGCCAGCGTTCGCAAATTGTTACACCTCTACCACCATAGTCTTTATACTGTGGATTGTTGGGGTTGTAGCAACGCTGCAACATACTTTGGTAAGCATATACCTGTGGATGTCTACGTTGAGCATTTTCTTTACGCATAACAGTATTGTACTTTCATAATGACAGTTTTACAAGTTTTAATCATAATCCTAGCACCATCCTTTCTGGGTGAAATATTAAGATGTATAAACACCAGAGTACAACTCCTGTAAATAATAGCCAAAATGTCGTGTTAATCTTCGTCTTCATAGTCCACCTCTTGTAATTCCTCAAGGCTCATATTAGTCTTTCCAAGTGTTTAGTGCTGCTATAGCTATGAAAATCACGCCTACATTGAAGCAGATAGCTTCGACCCAATTTCCATAGGCCAGTATGTAAAAGGTGAAACAAGCTTGTACAGCTATCCACGCCCACTGGCTTTCAGTAATATCTTTAAGCTTTTGCATTTAATTTACTCCTTTCTTCTAATCCGCAGTCAGGACAAATCAAAGTTGCCAAATCCTCGCTGTCATCATTGACATAACAGTGAGCGTCTGCCCACCAGCTAGGCTTAGAATAGGTTAAATATTCTACCTCGGCATTCTCATGCTCGCATAAATCTTGGTCAATCATTTCTATAAACTCCTTTCGTGGCTGCCCTGCCTTTAAGTACATACTCGCAAGCGTTACTTATCCAGCAGGGCAGTAACACCGCCTAAGCCACAACTCAGGCTTGGCTACATTCAAGTAGCCAGTGCTAGCAATAAGGCAAGCACTAAGTTGTGGCCTACGCCTTAGCTTCTTATGCTTTATTGCCAGTAACGGCTACTTGATTAAATTGTTAAAAAGGTATATTTTCCAGCAGTTTGCGCTCTTCTGCAAGTGCCTGCTCAGCTTCAACTGTACCAGTTATCAGCTTTTCAATTTCGGCCATGATGTCCTCAGGATAGCCGTGGCACTTCTCGTAAAAGAAATCTTTAGCTAGCTGGTCCGTCCAGCCATATTTTATAGCGTCTTGGATTGTAGTTGTCATAATTGGTAATCCTCCAGCGTTAAAATTAATGCTATCTCTTGCGCTAAATTCATTTGTAAAACTCCACCTCTCAATTAAATTATTGATTTTACGATGCTAGGCCACATCGGTAATGCCCAATTTACTATGAAGTAAATATTGATAATCACGCTGATAGCTAGCTTGTGTCGCTTAACCAAGTGCCAGACTAATTTGCCTGTGCTAATCTTGCTAAGCTCTCGTTGCTGATAGTTCTTCAAACCATCACGACTAACTGCTGTTTTGTCTACTTTGCCAGCTTCATATTTCATGCCGTCAGTAGAATTTTTAGCTAAAGTCATTTTGCTCACCCTTTCTTGTTTGTTATCTTAACTGCTTACGCCTAGTCGGTACGTTATGACCAGTGCTCGACGCACCAAGCCTGTTCTGTACACGCAACCACTGCAATCTATGTGGTTTACTGCATTATTGTGCCTATAGCTGTACTTGGTTTAGTTATCTGGTATTCAGAGCTTCTTACGCTCTCGACCAGGTGCAAGCAGTTAAGTTGTTAATATTGTTTTCATTCAATCACTCATCTGTCAGCCTTAGCGGTGTTAATGTGGACTTAAACGTCCTTTTTACTCTTCTGTACCGCTTTCGGTTATCTCTTTGAAGTAACGACCTACTTTTTGCTTTAAGAAAACAGAACGAGGAGTTGTGCTAGCGTTGGTGGTTAAACCAATTCTTCGCTCAACATCTGCAAGTGTTAAATGATGCGGCTTGCCATCTACGGTTGTAAACGTGCCGCTCATTAATTCAACTAAGTGCAATCGAGCATAAAACTCTTTGTAGTTAGTTTTAGTGATAGTTCCGATACCAACAAACATGGTTGACCAAATTAGAGTATCGGTAACTGTCCACTCACTTTTCGTTGTCAATTTCTTGTAGTCTTTACATTTCTCAATATTCCAGTTAAGAGCCATTACAGCATCTCCTTTAAGTCTTTGAACGCCTGGACCTGATAGTCGTAGAGTTCAAGCTTACCGTCTGCCGCAAGCATTTCTGCCCACTGGATTGCTGAGCGAATAGCTCTTGCCTGTTCATCGGTTAGTTCTAGTGTCATGGTGATTTCTCACTTTCTGCTAAGACTGACGAACGAGTGATTGAATTGTTAAAGTGCTTTGGTGATGTTGACGGTAACTGCTATATAGCTTTGTTATGTGTCCGTTCTATCTCACCTTAAACAGTGTATCACAGCAAAGATATCATGTCAAGAATAAAGTCATAAATAGTGTTGTAAAATATGTCATGTAAACCAGGTTGTAAACCACTATATACAGTATACAAGTTATGTGTTATAACATACATTTCTAAGGTGAGGAGTTGCAAAAAAATAACACAGACCTACCTTTTTTCTTGTAAACCATACTCATAATTATGTTATATGTACGCAGGTGAGGCCAAATAGCAGTGCATGAGTAGGTACGTAATGACACGTGCATATAAGAACTTAAAGAATCATGGTTTACGGTTTACATACAGATAGGCTAAGAAGTGAGATATTATGGTTTACTCAATGGTTTACGGTGCATTTATGGTTTACGTATATCAATGCTTAAGCTTTTGTTTAATTGCTTAATGACCACCCCGAACAACAACAAACGTTGGTCATGATTGTTATCGTTTGTGGGGCGGGTGATTTTGAGAACTTTTGTTATATATGCTCACGATATCTTCCCAAAAAAAATCATGAAAAACACGACTTGCCAAATGCCCAAAATATGACGAAGTAAATGACCAAAAATTTCGCCGATTTTAGCTTCGTATTTGACCCAAAAAACACCACTGATTTAGGCCCTGAAATTGGCCCCGAAACCACCCCAGATTCTGCCTTAAAAGAGGCCGCCGCAGGCAAGCGAATTGGTGTGTTATAATTCGAGCAATAACGTAAGCAGAAAGGTATCAGACAGGATGAGAATAGGAACGATTGAACACCTGGATTTTCCAGTTACTATGTGGGAGCCTCATAAAGCGCCAGCCTGGAATCATAACCCGACTATCACGAGGGACGACAAGGACCAGGTTTGGATTGGCGTGAGGCACCACGATTTGCTGCCGCTGACAGTTCACCTTGACCCGACTAACCCGAATGCGAATGAGCCGAGCAGGTTTATGGTGGGGAAGCTTAATGAGAAAACGCTGGAGGTCAGCGACTTAAAATTGATTGTCCCAGAGCCTGGTAGCTCGGAGTTTTTAGTGAAACATAACACTGAGGACGTGCGGATATTTTGGCGCTATGACGGGCTGCATGGCATCGGCGTTATCTTCACTCCGCAGGGTATTACGCAGGGTGAGATATTGATTGATTATTTCAATGGCACCTACAAATTGCTACATGATTACGGGCAGCCCTACAAGCACACCGAGAAAAACTGGTCGCCGCCCACTCAGACTACCGAGGCTTTCGACTTCATTTACAGCCAGTGTGAGGTGGTGAAATACGGGCGACCACGCAAGGGCGAATCGTACAAGGGTGAGATTCATGGTGGTAGCCAGCTCTTGCCATACAAAGACGGCTGGATAAGCATAGCCCACAGGGTTACTCCAGTGGTTGGTTTGACGTGGCGCTGGTACCTTACGGTGGCTCGGCTGCACGACTACAACGGCAAGGTTACGCACATCTCTCAATTCTTTGATTTTGGGACTGGCTGGCGAGAGAATTTGCAGGAGTCAGTGGAGTATGTCAGCGGTGCTATCTGGACCGAAAAGGACAAGGAATTATTGCTATCTCTTGGGGTGCGTGATGAGACGTGTGGATTCGTGAGGTTACCAATTAGCGCTTTGAAATGGCAAGAACCAGGTGGCTATTACCACAAGTTTGAGCTTGATAATAGTCTCAAAAAAATCGTCAAAGAACACGCTGGGCAGAAACCATTTGCTGGCTTTCTGTTGTAGAATTGTCATGGATTAACTGTAGTCTAGTGTCGGACCTTTTCCATAAGCACTATATGTGGTCTTGCCAACCCGATTTTTCGAGCCTATAGTTAGCAGTCCGATGCCCAGCACTAAGACGAAAGCCGAAGAACAGAAAGCCCTAGATATTGCTCATATCCAGAAAGCCGTACAGATGTGCCGCTTTAAAGGGTCGCCATTTTACGTGGCTGATAATGGCTACTGGCAACCGCTAAACGAGGACAAATTCAGGCAGCTTGCCTATGAGCTTTTGCCTACACCGATGCGTTCACGAGTTAACGAGGCTTGGGACTACATTCAGTACGGCGTAAAAGACCTGACACAGTATGCCCAATATATCCGTATGGGCGACCTCGTTTGGGACACAAAAATGGTTGGCTTCACACAGGATGTGGCCGCCGAGGATTGCGTTTATGCTACGCCAATTACGCCTGATTTGGAACCAGAAGTGAGTGAATTTATCCTCGACATTGCCAAGCGAGATGATGCTATTTACGGCGATATTTTGCAGACGATTGCGCCTGTTTTTCTGAGTCATAAGCCAGCTGGCGTGATTTGGTGGAAAGGCATGGGAGCTAACGGCAAGACCACGCTAGCTCAGGTTATATACGACCTTTTCCCAGGTTTCATTAGCAACTTAACAATCAAGCAAATTGAGGACGAGCGAGACGCACCAGTGCTCAATGGTATGCTGGCGAACATCGTGAAGGAATCATCTGACGGCTATATTCAGGATTCCAAAGCCTACAAATCTATTGGCACACATGAGGATTTTCCAGTCCACAAATTCCACTCTCAGCAGAGTGTCATGATTGATGGTGGCCTGCATCACCTCTACTCCTGTAACAATATCCCGACATTTGCCGACAAGTCTGAGGGCGCTCGCAGGCGCACGCTTATCATCCCATTTGAGGCGAAATTTGCTGATGACCCAACCTTTATCGAAAAGACTTTTACGCCCGAATTTTACTCGCAACATCTTGGCCTTTTTCTCGAATATGCTAAGAAACTTAAGGAGCAAAATTATCACTACAAATTTGACGAGCATACCACAGACGTGAAAGCGCTCTACGATATTGGCACCAACAGTGCCGCTACCTACATGGATGAGCTGCTGGCTCAATATGTCTTTGGTTTTAGCTCTTATGGTAGCCTGTATATGGACTACGAGAACTGGTGCATTGACAATGGCTACACCACTCTTTCACGCTCGCATTTGCGCCGAGCCACCGAGGATTACGAGTTTCACAATACCACGGTCCGTGGTGAAGAGCAGCAGCTTATCAAGCGGTATGTAAAGCAGGGCTACACCTTTGACCAGTTGGAGCTTATTGGTGGGACGAGGCCAGGTATGTATCGCCAGATAAATGCCCCCAAAGAGTTGGTTGAAACTGAAAAAGCCAGCACGGGCTTACAGGAGTTATTAGATGCCATCCCTGACTAACCTGCTCGATATGATGCTTGTCATGGACTACAAAGAGTTCAAGATGATGGGCGACAGTGAGGGCATCAATGCCGATGCCAAAGTTGTGGCCGCCCTACTGGACCGCTGCTGCCATGCCAAAAGCACACGGGCAATCCACTTGGCATTTGAGCGCCTGGAGGGTGAGCAGCCGACCCCGATTCGGTTCGAGACTCCGAAGTTCTACACCAGGTTTCACAATGCCAAGCCATCAACCCAAATTGCGGCGTTTTCGTCTGCCTCGGCGGTGCCCACCCCCTCTGAGGTAGACGATGACCCCGAAATTACCTCGGATATTGCAGGCTCACTGCGTGTCACACTGGACGCACTGCGCCGACTGCCGAAATCAGACGTTGAAGCTTTGCTAACTTACCGAGCTGCCGTTGACAAAAAACTGCCTAAGGCTGGGCTGTCGGTCCAGAAAGCCAGCGTACGGAAAATCATAGCCGCTAATTTGCTTGTTATCGGGCATAGCGGCAATACCAATGCTATCGAGGAGATATTTTTACAAATTGAGGGTCAACTGGAAAAAGTCATTAAAGTGCTCGGCGGCCATGATGTCTATATAGACGACTACGCTACGCTAGAAGCACCTATGAACGCCCAATTAATTGACGGAATTTGGGTGGCTGAAAACGAGGCTGTGACTAATATGTGGGTGGCGAGACTGGCACCCGAAGCCCAGCCAATAATTAACAAATCGCTAAGTTCCAAGTGGGACGAAATGAATAAAGGAGTAAAGAATGCTTAATCATACTGCTCGTGCTATAATTTGGGCAAAAAACTATGCCAATGGCGATAATTTGCGCTCCTCTATAACTTGGCTGCCCGAAATGCTGGACATGATTAAGGCCAAAACAGTCTTTGAAATCGGTTGCGGCCAGAGCCACATTTGGGATATCCCAGGCATCGAATACATCGGGGCTGACCTTTGTGGCGACCTGATTGATGACAATAAGCGGAACCATCCAGAAGTGGCATTTATACGTTTTGATGCGCTGAGAGCTGACGTGCCTAGTAGTGACGTAATTATCATAAAAGACCTTTTTGAGTGCTTGCCCAATGACGAGATTCGGACTATTTTGCAGAAAATCTATAGTTCAGGCTCGAAGTGGATGATTGCCTCAACCAATCCGCAAGTGAAAGACCAGCCGAATACTGATGAGGGTGTCTGGCGACCTGTTAATTTGCAGAATTTTGGCTGTAAACTGATAGCGCTTACCAAGAACGATATTGGTCTGTTCGAACTAAGTAGGAGACGAGGTTATGGAGAAAAAACTCCAGTCCGAGATAATTAAATTCTTGCAAAGCAAAGGTGCTTACGTTTTAAAAAACGATGCTACCTATCGGCAAGGAGTGCCTGACTTAAGTTTTTGGCACCCTGACCTTAGTGGTTTTATTGAGGTCAAAGCGCACGAAAACTCACCTTTTCGGCCATTGCAGCAAAAAACCATAGAAAGATTAGAAGCTATGGGGCTGTTTATTCGAGTAATTCACTCAGAAAACTGGCCTGAGCACAAAGCTAATTTTGAGCAATGGCTTGACGATTATCAGGCAAATAAGCCCTAATTGGCTCACCGATATGGCTGTACGGTTCGAAGTGTAAATCGTCAGGATTGATAACGGCGAGCACTGCGTGTGCGTCTCCGTAGCCCATGCCAGCTAAAAGTTGGTTATCGGCAGTTTTTACTACGCTAGAGATAAATTCAACGCAGTTATCGGCAAATAGCAAAAAACCCTGGCTAATTTCTGTAGCAATACCCTCGGCGTTGTGCTTGATAGCATAATTGCAATATTGGCGTAGGCCAGTAGTGCCAGGTAACTGAGCACGGTGGACTTTGTGCATGAATGTCAGCCAGCCATTCTCCCATTGAATTGCTTGTGAGCCACCATGCAGCAACCCGTGGTATTCAATATCACCCTGGAGCACGTTATTTTTGATAGTTTGGGTTGGGGAATAAATGTAGTCGAATTTGTCGGTTGCTATCTCTGGTGGTGTCCAGTTCTTTTCGATGCGGTCTGCGTATGGCTTAGGCAATGTGCCCTCAATCCAGAGTTCGTCACCTTTAATTTCGCCGATTGCCATAAATACTGTTTCAGCAATCCTGTTAGTATCAGACATACAACAGCCGATGGCATAAAGTTTGTCATTTCGCACAAATAGCCGAGCGTCCTCTAAACCAGTATTATCAATATATTCGTTGGCTTTGCCCTTATAGGCGAGTTTTCGCAGATTTTTTACTTTAAGCGTTTTTTCGTCCAGTTCACCGAGTAGCATGTCAGTGTGCAATTTATCTTGGGTGAGGCTGGTGTAGCGACCACCAGGGCCGAGTGTCCAGGTACTGCTGCGGATACTGATTAAGAGCTTTCCTTTGAACCTGACCAAGCTGGGGTTGTAATACGGCTTTTTGGGGTCATTATCAGGTAAAATGACCGTTTTCGCTTGTAGTAACTCAATGTTTTCTTTCCACGCCATGTGCTACTATTAAATCATAACCGTAACTAGAAAGGAAAACTTAGAATGAACAGTGAACAGATAGCCAATATTTTAGCGTTTTATTCGTATTACCACCCGAATGAGAGCGTTGACCAAATTGCGCTGGACTTCAAACTGCCAGCTTCACTAATTGTTAATGGTCTCTATTCTGGCAAAACAGCTGGGCTTTTCACGGCTCAGAAAAAAGACTCGCTATGGCAAGAAATCACGGTCACGGCAGTGCCTGACGATACTGCTGATTTTGGTAAGGACATCGAACGTATTAAGAGTGTTATTTTGGAAACAATCACCAATTTGGCTACTGACAAAGAGGACATTGAGGATGGTAATTTGTTCTTGTGGGTCGGTGCACCTCTAATTATTTCGAAAGTGGCCTGTCAGCTGCTTGTGAATGAGGGTAGTTTGGCTAAGTATTGGATTCGAGACCTCAAAGACCCGAAAAGCAAATATTACTACCATACTCTCCCTGAGAATGTTGAGAAAAAGTTTGCCAGCAAAAATTTCAAAAATCAGGGAAAACCGAAAAAAGGCAAAAAAAATGAGCCTCTATCACGAAGAAAGCGATAATGACCCTCTATTCAAGGCGCAGCGCAAAACTTATTTAAACCGATTCAAATTTTGCCGTATTTGCGATGACTGGGTGCTGAGGGACCAGCGGTCAATAGACCACATTATTCCGATGTGGCGTTACCCTGGAAATTACTGGGATAAAATCAATTGGCAAATGCTTTGTTTAAGGTGTCATAAGAAGAAAACTCGCATTGAGGGCACTTTGGATTTGTGATAATATTGAGGCACAAACAAAACGACAGCCGTAAAAAGTCTATTGCATAAGCATTTATGTGATATTATTTACTTATGACTGATTCTTCCTCTCATTGGATACAAGGCGCTATCAAGCACCCAGGTGCTTTTACTCGCAAAGCTAAAGCTCATCACATGAGCGTCCCGAAATATGCAGCTGAGGTGAAAAGCGGAAAAGAAAAATCCAGTGACTCGACCAAGCGACAGGCTACTTTAGCTCAGACCCTTGCTAAGTTACGTGGCGGCAAAGTAGATGCCGAAGATAAAAAAGACCACGGCGTTGATGAGGCCGAGGAGGAATCGTAATGGCTATTACCCCACAACAAATTGTTAATGCACTCTCCAACAATCAAGAAGTTAATGCAGCTCCTGGTACTCTTCAAGGTAACTACTGGGTCGGTTCTGACGGTAATGTATACGTCAAAGCCGCTGGTGTTACTGGTGCGAACGGTGCTGATACCGCTAATCTAGGCGCAAACAACTCTGCATTGACCACCGACCTTAAGGCTTATGGAGCTACCGAGATTTCTAACCCAGGTAGCGGTGCTGCCGCTGGCACGGGTGCTAGCTCAGGTTCGTCTAGTACGCCTGTTTCTCAGGCGACTATTGATGCGATTAACGCCTCTATTGCTAATGAAATTCAGCAAAACCAGAATGCTTACAATACGGCAGCCTCTTATAACGCTACCCAAGACCAGCAAGACCAAATTGATAATGCTAACCAAGTCCAGGGCAATAAGGAGAGCCGAGCTACTGCAGTACAAAACGCAGAACAAGCTGCTGCTTCGGGTAATCAGGGGCTGAAAGCTGTTTTGGCTTCACTCGGTGCCTTAAATGGTACGGGTCAAGTTTTGGCTGGACGTGCAGTCGCTGATTCTGCCAATAACGACATCGGTGGAGCTGACCAAACATTCCAAAACAACGCCACTGCTATCCAAAATGCTCAAACTGCTTACACCAACTCAGCTGCTGAGCGTGACGCAGCGCTTAAAACTGCTCTCTCTACCGATAATCAAAATGCCCAGTCTACTGGCACCCAAGACATCCTTAACGATGCTCAAAACGCTGGCGATATAGCTACCTACAATAGGTTCTTGCCTCAATTAGTTCAGGCTACAGCACCTGTCCAGGCGCTGACTGGTAGCACTACCACCTATAACCCAGCTAGCGTTAATTCGTTTGCTCCAACCAGTGGCTTAACAGTCACCACCCAACCATCAACTAATTCAGCTGCTGCGAAGTCTGCGACTACGCCAGTCAACTCAGCCTTATTTGTAAAAAAGACTAGTTAGGAGGTCGTATCATGGGCTTGTTCTCAGATATCATCTCCGCTGTCGGGAACGCTGCTAACGATGTTGGCAGTTTCTTTAGTGGTGGCAATGATGATGACCAGAAAAGGAAACAAAATAACGGGCCTACATCTAGCCCTATTATTCCTGGCTCTAAGGTTAATTTACCTAGTGTTTTGAGAGCACCGCAGGGTGGTCCAAGCGCTCCAAAAGCGCCTGTTTTCACCTTACAGAACAATAACAACAATTTGACTGCTCAACCTCCTCAGTCCCAGCCCCAACCTCAGCCAGACAATGGTGGCGGAGGTGGCTTTTTCCATGATTTGACGCACAATCCAGTCACCAATGTTGTCGGGCATGACATAGTTAGTCCCACAATTAATGCTGGCAAAGATGTTGGTGAAGTAGCCGCAGCTGCTGTCCCAGAGGTTGGCTTGGGGCTAGCCAGGGTAGGCACTGGATTGGTCCAGGGCGTGACGCAGGTGCCACATATTCTTACTGCTGCAACTGCCACTGGCACCAAAGCACTGGCTAACACTGGATTGCCTGGCGCAAATGACCTTAATGATGTAGTTCAGGGAGCCAATACTGGCGTTAAAGATGCCACTAATTTCGTGAATAAGCCAATAAATGCTCTTAATCGAGGCATTGATACCGTAGCTCAAGATTACAGTAATGTGGCACCTTTGGGAGACCAGGGGTATGGTCAAGAAGTGTATAAAGATACTCAAATTCCGCTTAACATTATTGCTGGCCTGGCTACGCTAGGTGCTGCTCCTGCGGCTGAGGGTGCCGAGGGTGCTGCTGACGCTGGTGAGAGTGGCGGCTTGATTAGCCGAATTAGTGACTTTTTGAATAAGGCTAGGGGTGGTAGTGATAGCGATGCTATCAGTAAAATTTCTCAGCCAGTCATTAATGTCACCAAGCCAGTTGTTAATGCTTTGAATACTCCTATTAAAAGTGTCACCGACTTGATTCGGGGTGGTGAGGCTAGCGAGGGCGCTGGCGAATTGGCTGGTGACGAGAGTGCGCCGAGTGAGAACACACCCCCAGAAACAGGCACCAAACCTATAGATGAGCCAGTCAACTCCCCAGCTGGAGAGAATGGCACGCCTACGGTTGAGCCAGGAACTACCGAGACTGGTACGAAGCCAGGCCCAGGCCCATCCAATCAGGGCTTGACCCCATCTGAGCTACAGGCGCTGGAAAGCAAACCAGCTACTGCTACTGGTGGCACGCCACCCACAGGCACGCCGACTCCTGCTGACATTCAGGCTGCTGAAAACAACGCTACCGAACAGGTTAATAAGACCTCTGAGAATCCTCCTACTCCAGTTCCAGCTCCGACAACGGCGGCAGCTGATGTCTCGCCTAAAGAAGCAGCTGCTATTCAAGCTGCTGAGGCTCCAAACCAGATAGCTGCTGATGAGGTGCCAAATCTTCTTAATAAGACTGGCGATAAGCAGCAGGATGTTCAAAATACGACCAATTTGGTTCGTAATTTGCTAGAAAATGGTCGAAATTACGAGGGCGATGACCTACCGACTACTTTGGCGAGGGCTAATTCTCACCTCAACAGCAATGCTGACGTGGCTGGCGCTCTTAATAATAGAATTAACGAGGGACTTACTGATTCAGAGGCTTCCAACGTTCGAAATGCTATTGAGACTGGCAGCACAAAGGGCCTGAGTGACAAAGAGGCCACTGTAGTTAAGGCTATTCAGGAAAATATTGAAAACCCGTCAAATACTGTTCGTACCAACCTGAGCAAGGATTTCCAGGCAGCTGATAATCACTTTCCACAGGTCAGGCAGTCTAGTGTTAAAAATGCACTGACCGCAGCGAATCAGGTTAAAGGCATGAACTCCAAAATTAATACCTTTAATGATTTACTTAACCGTAATTCTCGGTTTTCTCAGGGCAGTACGCTGGGTAAATTTACCAACAATGGTAAGACTATCGTTGGAGATGCACCAAACTTGGGTTTGGTAGCCAAGAAAGACGGCACTTTCGTTGATAAAGCTGGCAAAGTCTATCAGTATTCTCGTGCCACTAGCCAGGAACTGGAAAACGCTGGCACGAAGCTCCAGGCTCCTAAGGATGCTTTATCGGCTTACGTCCGAGATACGCTGAACCTGAAAACTCGTGCTGATGCTTCGGATTATTTGATTAAAAATGCTGACAATTTGGGCTTATCTGACGCTGAGGCTGAGGGTAAAACCACTCCCGTGACTATAAAAAGCTCACAGGGTGAGGACAAAACGTTCTTTACGGATGCAAAAACTGCCAAAGATATCAAAGATTCAGGAATTATTGGCAACTTCGGTAAAGAGGCCAACTTACCGACTAGGGCCTGGAACGCTTTAAGCTCGCTGATTGCCCAGACTACCGTTATGAACCCCACAGCTCACGGTGCTAACTTGGTTAGTAACGCTTTTGTGCGAGGAGGTGCTGGGGCGCTGAAAGATGCCTTTACTCCTCTTGACGACGCTACGAGGTTCAGAATGTCTGAGGACGGCGTGCATTTCCCAACTTATGGCAAGGATGCATCCAATGCTTTGTCTCGCCTGACTGGTGGCGCTTCGAAATTAAACGAGCGAGCTATTTCAGCTATTGATGCCCATGCTCGTGCTGGTTTGTATGAGCAATTGACCGATAAAGGTATGGCTGGCAAGGATGCTGCTAAGCAGGTTAACGACTGGCTCGGCGGCAAGAGTGTTTACAAAGGTGATAGTGCCCAGCTGGGCATTTTCTGGAAATACTTTGTGCGCCAGAACGTGAATGCTGGCCGCATCTTATCTATGGCTGCCAAAGGCAATATTAAGCCGCTGATTAACGCTGCTGTCGTAGCAGGCACTACATATGGTGCTGACAAAGGTTTGCAGGCCGCTACAGGCAATAAAAATGCTTACGCTCACGTTCCAGGTGTAGTGGGTATTGCGAACGATTATTTGAAAAGTGGTGAGGATTTGGCTAAAGGGCAGTTCCGAAGCTCTGTTAATCCGATTGTTAGCCACGTAAACCCGTTAGTCCAGCAGGTGGCTGAACAGACTTTGGGCGTAGATAACTATGGCAATAAGTTCCAAAACGGCCAAGCACGAGTAGATAATGCGCTTGGCATGACTCCTGTAAGTAGTGCTTTCGACAACAATGGGCATTCTCTAGCTGAAAAGGGACTCAATACTTTCGGCATTTATACGCCACATATTAAAGGTGATATGGCGGTTAGCCCGAATGCTCCTGGCGCACCAGTCTTGAATGTCAAGGGTGCTCAAAATGGTTCAACCGTAGCGTTTCCTAAAGACTTTACGGGTGAGAAAAACCAGGCAGCGGTTAATAACGCCGTGTCTGCTGGCGCACCATACTCTAGTAAATTGTCTGCAACTACGGCTGGTCAAACCCAAGCTCAGCAAAAAGCTTATGACAGTGCTGTTAAGACGCTTAAAACTATTGGCATCACAGATGCTAGCGATGTGCAAAACTTCTCTAAGCTATCAACTGAGGACCAGGGTAGTTATGTTACTGCCGCTAAACAACTTAATCAGGCTGGAACGTCTATCAGCAGTGGCTCAATTCAGAGTCAATTGGTTAAGAATGGCAAGACAGCGCTGGCCGCTAATCTCAACAAGGGTATTCCGAGTGACTTGCCCCAAGAAAGCAAAGAAGCTCTGGAAACCTACTCTACGCTTGGCTCGGACGGTCAAAAAGGCGTGTGGCTCCAGAATAACAATAATGCCCTCAGCTACTACAATGCTGTTCTTAGGCAAAAACAGGCTCAGGGTGCTCTTACTACGGCTGATACTGATACAGGAACTACCTATAGTGGTTCGGGTGGTTCACTAGCCGTTAAAGCGCTGGTGGCTAAAACTAATCAGCAAAATAATGTACCGCAGAGCCTAGTTGAACTGTACAAAAACACCACCAAAACTGAGTACAACAATATGTCGGGTACCGAGAAAACTGAGCTTACGAACTACGCCACTCAGCTTAATAAGAATGGTGTCATTGATAAGTTCGGTTTGGCTGACGGCACTTCGGGTAGTTCGGGCAACAGTTCTAGTGGTGCTAATGCAAGGGATTTGGCGGCTGGCATTCCTGACAGTGGTAATGCTGTTGTTAAACCTCAGACTAATTCTGACCTGAAAGCTGGTACGGCTAAGTATGTCGCTCCAAAATTAGCGGTAGCTACAGCAGCAACTGGCAAGAACGATAACCCGTTTGTTCGTAGCATAAGCGCATCGAAAGGTGTTAAGATATAGCCATGAACCCGAACATCTACACTGGCAATCCGACTAATGATGTCACTACGTTGGCTCAGGCTATTTACTTGCAGACGCACGGCATTGAAAACGATGTTACGGGCACTGATTTGGCTTCATTTTTGGCCGAAACGGTTACTTGGACTAACTTTTGGGCTTCGGAATTTGAGCTGGCCGCTGACTGGAAATTCCTGCGTACCAACAACAACCAGCTAGGTGTTATTACTGTTAATAATAGCCAATACACACTGGCTCCTACCATTCGCAAACCTATTTATCACCCTCAGCGGATGCTGACAATCCAGCAGGATGGTGTGGTTGTTTCGAAGTGGACGCTTGTAGACCCTGACCAAATTCAATCTGACCCTCGGTTTACTCTCAATAGCACCCCTGCCGATTACATCGGGCCTGATTATGCAATGGTAGACCAGGGCGTGCTTACTCTTTCACGGCTACCTAAGGATTATGAGGTAGGTGGTATTATTGTGGCCGATACTATTGCGTGGATACCTCAACTTACCCTGACCGATAGCACTTTGCTGACGACAATAACTCCTCCCAAGCTTGTAGTATTAGGCGTGTCGAAAGACCAACTACCACCTGACCTGGTGCGTGGTGGTCTAGCTGACCTCATAGAAACTCGGTATACCAAACTGTTGGCCGATGCCATCCAAGACAATGGTGGCACTTCTATGGATGATGAATCTATGCCTGATGACTTAAGTTTTATCGGGGGGAATTATCTAAATGGCTAAGTCTATTTATGGCAATGTTATTAGCTCCCCAATCATCAGCGCCAATGGCGGCCTGGATACCCGTTTGCCTCAAGATGCTGCGCCCAACACCTTTTCTGAGGGCCAAAATGTCTCTGTCACTACGCAGGGGCTACTGACATTTCGCCCAGGAAAGAAAAAGTGGCTGCCAGATACGGTAGGTACCGTTTACCAGGTCTATCCAGCTTTTTACAATAATGATATTTTCTACTTTGTTTGTGACGATGGCTTAGTGAAATACTGCCAAGAGGGTGATACGGAGTGGACCGACTGTGGTGGCGCTAACGATATCACTACTGGCACAGGCATCCGTTACCAATTTATTCATGCCGAAAACAAACTTTATGTGGCTAACGGCCACGATACCAGTATGTATGTTGACCTTACGACTATGGATGTGGTGGTCTTTGAGCCTGTTGTGGACCCGACAAATGCACCTACAGCAGCTGCTTTCGGTTCAGGCTTGACTTACGCAACCAGCTCAGGTGGCAGCACACCTTACCCGATTTATTACTCGATTACTTTTAACGGAGCCATTGGTGAAACCACTAATAGCCCGATTTTGAGTGGTTTCGTGTCCATAGACCGCACTAGCTGGGATGGCACTAATGATTACGGGCTTACTATAACTCGCAATAACACCACGCCAGCCAATGCCACCAGCTGGAACTTGTATGTGGCTAGTGCTTCCAGCACAGGCTCGATTACTAATGACGATATGCTCTTGCTGGCCGCTGGCCTGCCGATTGACACGACCACATTCCAAGATAACGGCTCTTTGCAGCCTGACCTTAACCACGGAACGGCTCCAAACGACAACTCTACGGAAGGTTTCGTGGCTACTTATGGTTGTGAAATTGATGGTCGAGTATTCTTGTGGGGCATTGTTGGTGACGAATATACGCTGAGGATTGGCGGCAATCCAGGCAGCGCCTTTGACTTTACGCCTACCAATGGCGGTTATGCTTTGACTATGAATGAGGGCACCAACTATTTCCCAACTAATCTGGTGTCATTCCGCAACTCGCAGGGCATACCGAGCCTGACGATGCTTTATTCCAACACGCAGGGCACCTCAAAACAGGCTGTAATTGAGCAGTCCACGGTCAATTATGGCAACTTCTCGTTTGTTGTCTGGGGTGCGACTGACCAGGGGCGTAACGTGCCAGCTGGTGCTAGCCCATATGGTGTGTTTGCGTACAACAACTCGCTCTATTTCCCGACCAACAGCGCCGTTATGGAGCTTACTACCAGGCCGACCACGCTTAACGTGTTAAGCGTGAATAACATCTCTATCCCGATTTCTAACCTGTACCAGACTATTAATGCCGACAACCTCCCGAATATTGTGGGCTGTGGCATTGATGACCGTATGTATTTCTCTTGTGCTGTGAACGGCTTTGCCGACAACAATATCATCCTAGTTTATGACTACACTGACCCTAATAACCCTCGCTGGTATCCGTGGGACATCACTCAGCAGTGGGTGGGTGTTATCTCGCCGCCAAGTAATCAGTGGTTCCTATATGTTTGCCAGGATAACCACATTTTCAAGCTAGAGCAGGGCTTTGTGGCTCAAGATGAGGATTCCAACGGCATCCCTACGCCATTTGTTTTTGGTGCTACTGGCCCGATGACGGGCACTAATCTCGACCACAGTGCTTATTTGGCGCTGGTACAGGCTATGTTCTATATGCTGAATGTTGTCGGGGACATAGATATTACCGTAAATTATACGGTCTCCTCGCCGAGTGGCATTGTGACCCCCAAATCTCGTAGCAAAACGATTAATGGGCCGCAATACGAGGTGAGCGTTGATGGCAACTGGACTGATTACTCGTATCAATTCTTGCCTGCTGAGGTGGAGTTATTGGGCTGGGGTGAAAATCCAACCTTTAATACCTCTGATGAACAGCAAGCTAGCGCTAACTACCGAAAGCCCGTGCCTGTCAACCAGGTCGTGAATGAATCTCAGTGGAGTTTTTTGTCTGATATCACAAATGGACCTGTTGCTGCTACCATGCGTGCGGTATCATATGAGGGCGTAAATGTCGGACCTAAGGCAGATATTCAATAAATCTGATAGAATAAGCTTATGGCAACTAAACAAGACACTCCAACGGATACAACGCCAGACGAAATGGATGCTAGTGACCTCCTCAATGAGTGGCTGTTAGATTCTCAGTGGCGCTATAACTTTACGATTGATTATATGACGCTAGCCAACTTGGTTGGCGGCGTGGCTATGAACAACGTTAAAAATGCTCCACGAGTTGGAGACGTTCGGCTTGGTAACGATGTCAAGCAATTACCTCGTGCAAGCATACAGCAGCTTCCGACCTTTGGTGTCCCTGTTAATGGCACTCGTCAGAGCGAGAAGTCTGCACTTTGCGAGTATATCGTCAGGCGAGAAATCTTAAATCAGGACCAGCAAGGCATTGGCATTTTGGCTACGGTTCAGTTGGTGGCCGAGAGTGCTTTGACTTATGGCTGGCAGTCCAGCATGACCGAAATGAACACTCAGGGACGTATGACGACCAATATGACCTTTATTCATTACGCAGATATTGCGGTTGAACGTGGTGTTTTGGACTTCTCGAACAGTAGCTACTTCTATGTACGTACTCGTATCTCCAAAACCAAGCTAAAAAACATGATTGCCAAGCTCAAGAAAAACTCTAAGACCTCGTGGAACGTAGATGCTCTGCAAGAAATGTACGATGCAGGCCCACAGGCTTACTCTTATACTATTAGAGATAGCTCCGTACCTCAGTTTAATGAGCTGGTGAACAGCGGCAATAATCAGTACAACTTTATCACTCGCTACGGCACTGGTCCGTACTACGACATTGATGTTATTAGCCCGAACTCTGATAAAATCCTGCGGCACACAACTTCACGAAGCAAGTTTGGCTATAATCGTGTCACGGCACTCGTGCTTGACCCGAATCCTCTATCGCCATTTGGCCTTTCACGGGTACGCCAGGCCAGCCCAGCAGCCAATTTCACTAATATCTACCTACAGAGCGTGGCTAAGATGCTTTTGCTTAACGCAGATGCTCCTGTGGAGGTTCGTGGGCAATATCTTGCTCCAGTGCGCCTGAGACGGGGTGCTAAGTGGGAAACTCTTGACCCTAACGCTAGTGTGAACATCAAAGAGCTTTCGAACTCTACGCTTGAGCAGTTCCAAGAAGTGCTGGAGTACAGCGAGGGCCAGGTGGACAGCGTTATGGGCGTGTCGCCAGCCACCGCTAGCGGCCAAAGTTCGGCCTACGTGAACACTGTCCAGGCACAAGCTCAACAGGCCATGCAGGACAGCCAAACTACTCAGTTTACCAACGTGCTTGAGAACTATATTCGTCAATACGTGCTTACAGCGCTTGACCTCTACATCAGCGAGCAACAGGGTGAGGGCACTATTATTATTGATGACACGGCCAAAGACATCATCAACAACTTACAGCCAACTGACCCTCAGACTGGCAAGCCGATTCCTAAGGTCGGCCCAAACAACGAATACAACATTAACTGGGACGACTTTTATGAGGCTATTCAGACTTGGACTGTAGACATTGACCTCTCAATGGGCCAAAAGGCTGCTAACAAAGATGATATCGCACAACTACAAGATGAGTTGACTGTGCTACGACAAACTTCTAACCCCAATGACCCAGTAGCTCAGGACAACGCTAATAAGATTGAGCAGGTGCTTTTGCAAAAGACTGCTCCTGAGATTAGTAACATGGCTAGTCCCCCAAGTTTTCAACCTAGCGCACCAGGCGTAACCCCAGGCTCCCCTGTCGCAGCTGCTCCAGGTGCTGCACCAGGCGTTCCTCAGCAACAATAAATGTGTGCTACAATAAGCACATGACATCAAAAGAAGCGATAGGTGAGACAAGATATAATACTATTCATCAATGGAATTTGCGCCATTGGAAGAAAATGGGTATCTGTGAAAATTGTAAGCAAAGTAAAAAAACTCAGTGGGCTAATATCAGTGGAGAATATAAGCGTGAACTCAATGACTGGGCTGAACTTTGTGCAGCCTGCCATGCCCTAATTGACGGAGGGAGAGGGCGTAAACGACTTCTTGTTCGGCTGAAATGTTTGGTTGATAACTGTGAAAAAAGCTCTCGTGCACTAAGGTTATGCCAGCAACATTACGATTTACAGCGTAGAGGTTGACACGCAAAATGGTTATGATATCATCATTCATAGGACATATTTAACTATGGACGATAACGATAGCCAGCTAGATTACGTATCTTCGGTTGACCCTTTCACACCTGAGAAAGACGACCCATCTGTTGATGCGCCAGACGAAAAGGCCCTGGAAAGGGTCATGGTTGTGCTGGACGCACAAATTAGGCTCTATCATACCATAACTGGTGTTAAACAGTTCTCTGATAAGTTGACTGTTGAGCAAAGATTTGAGCTTTGTGACCAGTACACTAAGCTTTTGGGCAATCTGGTACTATTAATAAATAACGCCATAGAGGGTATAAAGGAGAAGCAAAAATGAATCCTAACGATAAGCCAGCGGATGATAACAAAGATAACCAGGTAGAGGAATTTAACCCTCAGTCGTTGACTGATTCTCTATTGGCGGCTCATAACGGGGAGGAAATTAAAGCTGATGAAAAAGATAAAGGTGAGGGCACGGAGAAGCCTGCTGATGGTGCTGAAAAGCCTGGTGAGGAAAAGCCTGCCGAGGGCGAAGAAAAGCCAGCAGACGGAGCCGATGATAAGCCTAAAGACCCAGCCGCAGGTGATAAACCTGCTGACGGAGAAGCCGCAGCCGATAAGGAAAAAGGTGACGATGCCGAAAAGGATTCAAAACCTCTAAGCAAAGAGGATATCCGTGCTGCCATGCGTGAAGAGCAGCAAGAACGGGAGCAAGCCACTGAGCAGCGCCAGTCTTTCTCTGGGCAGGTGCGCCAAGACCTACGTGAGGCTCTCAAATTAGACAGTAGCTATACCACTGTCGCTCTGGATGACGGCACTCCAATTAATAGTGTCGAGCAGCTGACTCAAGTTATTAATCCAGCCACTGAGGAGCCGTATACTCGTGACGAAGCTGCTACGTTGTTACTGGATGCTCGGAAAATTGTGGATGATAATATTGCGGCATACGAAAAGCGTGTTGATGAGCTGACCGACATAAATGTTAGCTTCAAAGAAGAAGCTGACGAGATTGATAGACTCTATGGTGATGTCTTAAAAGCATTCCCAGATGTAGCCAAAGACCTACTGGAAGCCTACCAAAAGACCTTTAAAGTCAGCGCAGACGGTCAATATGTTGAAAACGTGCCCGTCTCACCATTGGCCTTTTACGGTCCTGCGCTACGTCCATTTCGAAATGCCACTGACCAGGTTACTCAGAAAGCAGCCGAGGAAAAGGCTGCTGAGGAAAAAGTAGCTAACGATGCCAAAATCAAGGCTGAGCAAGAGGACAGAGGTGATTTGGGTGGTACAGCCAGTCCTGGTCAGGGCAAGCCTAATCCGTTGGGTGATGCCATAGATAAACATTTAGCGAGTCTTAATTAAGGAGTAAAATCATGGACCTACAATCAGTAAAATTCGTAAACATCTACCAAAAAGATAATAAGGGCAAAAATGTAATTGCAGTTATTCCAATTACTAGCCCTCAAAAAATCCGTGCGTATATTGACTTGGGCGACCTACAGCCTGAGAACTTTGCCAATAACGACCACGGCTGGCGTTTGGACCCTGGAATTACAGCTCAGGTTCGGGATATCATGGATGACCCACCTAAGCTGGAGCAAATTGCCAGGGACACTGGACACCCACTCGACCTAATTAAGCCATTCCACGTATTTATGTACGAGGTTCAGCGTAACCGTGCGCTAGCTCTCAAAGCTCAAGCTAACTCACTTGACAAGCAAGAAGCTACCACTGAGTACGAGCGTCAGGTTGCCGAGGCACGAGAAAAAACCCTCAAAGACGAGAAGTAGTGTGTGGAAATCCCTGTACACTACAGGCCCAGACCGTACCAGGCTGAGTTCTTAAAAAATGCACCCCACCACAGATTTATAGTTCTGGAGTGGGCTAGGCGTAGTGGCAAGGACCTTACTGGCTTTGCCTATGCGGTAACTCGCATGGTGCAAGAGCCAATGGGGGTAATTATCATTTATCCCACCAAGACGCAGGGTTACAACTCGTTTTGGAACAACGTAGAAAATGACGGCTTTCGTACTATTGAGCACGTGCCCAAAGAGCTGATAGCCAGTCTCTATTCGACCTCTGATAACATGAGCATGGTGCTTAAAAATGGCTCAACGCTTACGCTTGTAGGTTCTACCAACAATCCTGAGAGTCTGCGTGGTGCTAACACCAAGCTTTATATCTTACCTGAGTTCGTGGACCAGCCAGTGGGTGTACTTGGTATTTTGCGACCTATCGTTGCGGCTAACGGAGGGCAAATACTTATCCAGTCAACGCCGAAACAAGACGGTATTTCTGGCGGCACGTTTATTAAATTGCTCGAAGCTGCTGAAAAAGACCCCACACAGTACGCCCAGCGAGTAGATGCCACGCAGTATATGAGTGAGGCTCAGCTACGGCAGGTGCGCTCTGACTATATTACTGAGTACGGCAATGATTTCTTGTATCGCCAGGAGTTCCTGCTAGACGAGGGCCAAGCGCTGGCTACCAGCTATTATGGTAATTTCATTACTAGAGCCAGAGACCAAAAACGCATTGGCGAATTTCCTCATAAACCAGCGTTGCCTGTGTTTGTTTCTTACGACCTGGGGCTTAGTGACTCCACAGCTATGCTGTTTTGGCAGTATGAAAAGAAAAAGCTCAATCTTATTGATGCTTACGAGACCCATGATGTTGGAGACGAGGCGTTAATTAAATATATTAAAGCCAAGCCCTACAACTACGGCTGGCACTTTCTACCGCACGATGGTGCTAAGCGTGACGATAAAGAGGCGATTGCTCGTATCCAACACTGGCGTAACGCTGGGATTGTCAATGCTAGCCTGCTTCGAAAGGAAAACAAAGAGGATGGCATTAGGCGTGCCATTGACTTACTGAATCAGCCAACCACCACCATAAACAAAGCTACCACCACTGAATTTGTCAGAAAACTAGCACTTTATAAGCGAAAATTCAATCAGTTTACTGGCGACTACGAGGGGCCAGAGCACAAAAGCGAATCTCATTACGCTGACTCCTGGCGTTACGTCAATGCCGCTATAGAGCAGGGATTTCGCAAAGACGGTACACCATATATGACATTACCAGGCAAAAAGAAAGAGCTTGAACCTGTGCTAGAGGATGAATGGGGTGATTCTTTCCAGGGTGATGACGATTGGGCCACAGAATTTTAGAAAAAATTTGCACTTGCAAAATCATTAGTGATATAGTACGAGCGTAAGCATTACGCTTTACACTAAACATTAAAATTTTGAGGTAAGACTATGAATCCTAACCAATTTGGCATCAAAACCGCCAATATGCTTGAAAAGCCCCTCAAGCAGCTGAGTGTTGTAACTCAGTATTTGGGCGATAACGGTTACACCTGGACAGGTGTTTACACCGTTCGTTCTTTGTACTTCAATGATGGTGCTTTGGTGAGCACCAACAACAGTAGCGCCACCGCTACTTGGGGTACGCCTGGTATTTCTAATACTTTAGGCAACGACTACACCATTGACTACGATGAGGGTATGATTACCCGTATTCCACGTCAAGCACAGCAAGACGTTCCTATTGATAGCCTCGGCGCTCAATGGGCTGCTCAGCAGTTGTCCGATGTGTTTATCCCTGCTCACGATGAGTATTCGTTGAGTAAGATTGAGGCAGCAGTGCCTTTCGCTAACAAGGTCAGCCTGACCCTCAGTAGCGGTGCCCTCCCAACGGGGCTAAACTTGCTTTTCCAGCAAGCTGTGAACAAGGCTCGTGTCGCTGGTAATCCGAACATGAACAGCATGGTTGCATGGGTTTCCTACAACTTCGTTGCTGCGCTTCGTGCTCAGACCAACTACACAGGTTCGAATCTTGGTTTTGCTAACGCTCAAACTGGTCTACTTGGCAAGTACAACGGTGTCACAACTGTTGAAACCCCAGATGCCTACTTCCTCGCTGGAACGTATGTCATCATCTGTGACAAGCGAGCTGTCATTAACGTGACTCCAAAAGTCGCACCTGAGGACTTCCGTATTCTTACGCAAGTTCCAGCCTTTGACGGTATCGAGGTTCAGATTCGTGACCGTGGTGCAACCATTCCGATGCTGCGCCGTGTCCAAAACCTGGCTCTCATCTACGCTACCAACTCCTAAGTTAGTAACTAGATAGCACTAAGCACCTCTTCAAATGAGGTGCTTTTTGTTTATGGTTATAGTATGATAATATTATGAATCCCAATCTCACGTACACTAGGGGCACCACCTACAACCTGACGCATACCTACACAGCGCCTCAGTACCTGGGAGCAACTCTTATTTTTACAGTAAAGACAGTGCAGAATGACACTGATATTACTGACCTCACCAATGCCGTAATGACTCCAAAAGTTATTGATATGAGTGGCTCTAGCTTTCCTCAAACCACTCTTATCACGATTGAGCCAGCTGACGTGGCCGTGACTATGCAGCCTGGAAATTATTACTATAGCATCAAAATCATTGATACCCAGGGAGAGGAATATATTGTTGCACAGGGTCGGTTTGCTTTAGTAGCCTACCCCACCAATGATATAACCCCATAATTATGGAAAATTCAGCTACCATAAACAGTACCGTTACTGAGGGCGGCACAATCAACTCGACTGTCGTAACTGCCTCAACTGTTTCCTCCACGATGACTGGAGGCGGTATTGGTCCTCAGGGTCCATCAGGGCCAAGCGGTCCATCGGGTCTATCAGGGCCAACGGGTGCAGCCTCAACAGTGCCAGGTCCGTCTGGTCCGAGTGGACCTAGTGGCCCTCAAGGAGTTAGTGGTGTATCTGGGGTTAGCGGAGTTTCAGGCGTGGCAGGTGCGTGTGGAGTCTCTGGTACAACTGGAGTGGGAGGCGCTTGCGGAGTCTCTGGTGTAGCTGGAGCTTGTGGCGTATCTGGAACAGCAGGCACAAATGGAGCTTGTGGCATAAGCGGAGTTGTTGGTGCGTGTGGAGTGAGTGGAACTACGGGTGCGTGTGGTATCTCAGGGGTATCAGGAGTCGCTGGTGGGGCGACTGACTGGAGAGGAGCCTATAACGCTGGTACAGCTTACGTAGAAAATGATGCTGTTAGCTATAACGGCAGTTCTTATATTTGTATTCTTGCCACAACTGGTAATGTACCGACTAACGCAACTTACTGGACACTTTTAGCTCAAGAGGGTGCCTGTGGAGTCTCAGGAACCGCAGGGGTGGCTGGTGCGTGTGGTGTCTCAGGAGTCGCTGGAGCTTGCGGTGTCAGTGGTACAGCTGGAACTAATGGAGCCTGTGGAGTCTCTGGCGTTGCTGGAGCTTGCGGAGTGTCAGGTGTGGCAGGTGCTTGTGGAGTGTCAGGCACGACTGGTGCCTGTGGCGTGAGTGGAGTCGCTGGTTCAACAGCTACATCTACACCTACAGCCAGTACAGCTGCGGCATGGGACGCAAATGTTAATATGTCGGCTAACGCTTTCTTTGAAAAATTCACGACAACGGCAACAGCCGCTGGTACTACAACCATGACCATAACCTCTACACAAATTCAGGAGTGGACTGGCTCAACTACACAGACTATAAAACTGCCAACTACCAGTGTCCCAGCTGGCGCTCAGTATCTGTTTATCAACGACAGCACAGGCATTATTACAATCCAGTCCTCAGGGGCAAACACAATTATTACTCTAGCTGGTGGCACCGCTTGCATTTTGACTGCCCTGGTTGCCACACCTACCACAGCTGCTAACTGGTCATTCCAGTATGTCAGCGTGGTTGCTGCCACAGGCAAAAAGGCTACTATCAGCAACAACCTGACGTTTGCTGGAACCGATGGCACCACGATGACATTCCCCAGCACCACATCTACGGTAATGACGCTGGCTTCTACTGATACTATTACGGGCACCAAAACCTTTTCGAATGCTCCTGTATTAAATGCATTGCCTACGGGTACCGCAGTTGCTTCTGCTGCCACAGCTTCTACCATAATGACACGAGATGCCAGCGTAAATACAAATGCCAACAATGTTTTTGAGGGCTTTACTACCACAGCTACAGCGGCTGGTACGACCACCATGAGTATTACTAGCACTCCTATACAGGTTTTTACTGGGTCAACAACTCAAACTATTAAATTGCCCACTACTAGTGTTCCTGCTGGCGGCACATACAATATTATCAACCAAAGTACGGGAGCACTAACAGTTCAGTCATCGGGCGCTAATACCATAGCCATTTTACCTGCTAATAGTTCAGCTATATTTACTGCGGTTGTGGCAACTCCTACAAGTGCTGCTAACTGGGCTGTACAATATACTGGTGTAACGGGATATTTACCCTATAAGTTCAGCGTTTACCTAAACCAAGCTCAAAATACGTCATCTAATACTTACGTAGCTATTCAATTTAATGCAAAGACTTTTGATACTGGTTCTAATTTTGATGCCGTTACCAACTTTAGATTCACTGCCCCCATAGCAGGGTTCTATTGGTTGGGAGCAGCAACTAACGTTCCTTTGTCAGGAACCTCGCAAGTTGCCATAAAGTTAACTAAAAATGCTTCTACCGACCTGATAGTTGGTAATGCCTCAGATAGTACGGCGTTTGCTAATACTATAGACTCTTCATTTACGGTTGGTGGTCTAGTACAATTAGCTGCTGGTGATACAGTACAAGCACTGGTTTATTGTAATGGTGCCGTAGCGATGACTAATGGCGCATCATTAACTTATTTCCACGGATTCTTAGTAAGTACCACGTAAGCAATAATATTTATGAGATTACATTTATTATCAATGCCCCATACTGAGACCACCGAGGACTATTCCTGGTGTGCTTTTACTTCTTTGGTTAGAAATATGGCTACAATGATGACTCGTGAGGGGCATGAGCTTATTCTCTATGGTGGACCGCATAACACTGCTGAGTGTACCGAGCACGTAGTCGTCTCTGAGCAACCAGCAACTTGTGACTTTTTCGTACCACCCTGGACTAACGAGTATTTTAAGCCTATGAACGATAAAATTATTGAAGAAATGTCTAAACGTATCCAGCCAGGTGACATTATTTTAAAATCCACCTCTTTACAGAACCCCGTAACAGACCATTTTAATAACAATATCGGCGTAGAGTACGCTATCGGCTACGGTGGCTGTAACTCACCCTGCCGAGTATTCCCGTCCGAGGCGTGGCGGCATGAGATTTATGGCCGAGATGCTCACGCCAGAGGTGAGGACATCCACACTGTTATGGGCTTTGCCTCTGACGCTGTTATCCCTCATATGCTAGACGTTGACCAGTTCCCAGATTACACTAAAGGCGAGAAAAAATATCTGTTATTCATGGGTCGTTTAGGCAACCTTAAAGGTGAGGAAGTAGCTGTGGCCGTCTCTCAAGCTACTGGCATACCACTTAAAATAGCTGGTCCTGGTACTCCTCCAGCTTACGGTGAGTATTTGGGTGTCGTAAAGCCAGAGGAGCGTGCTGAATTGATGGGCAACGCCCTGGCTTTTATGTGCCCGTCTATGTTCCCTGAGCCATTTGGTATGGTAGCGATTGAGGCTCAGATGCTAGGTACGCCTGTACTTTGTACTGATTGGGGTGCATTTACAGAAACAGTCGAGCAGGGTAAAACTGGTTATCGAGCTGTTACTATTAATGATTTTGTTAAAGCTGCCAAGTTAGTCCAGCATTTGGACAGAGATTACATACGCCAGCGAGCCATAGATAAGTATTCTCTGAGTGCTATTGGGCCACAATACACAGAGTTTTTTGAACGATTGCAAGAAATAATGCCTGCTGGACTTAAAAAGGCATAAGAGGTAATATTTAATCATGGACCCAAACTACGCAGCATTATCAGCCAGTGACGGCGCAGGTGAGCCAGTACGAGCAACAGTCCAATCACCTGGGCGTTCCATTGGTTCGACTACTATCCCTGTACAGGCTACCACCAACTGGCCGACTGGCACTTTTATTGCAACTACGGGCACTCTTTTATCCTCTGGCAAGCTTGACCCCACCACCGTACAGGTGTTTTATGGCACTGCATCAGGCACAGATATCACTATTACTGCTTTTGCAGCTGGTTACTCAGATGTAGGTAATGCTGCTGGAGACGTAGTTGTTATCAAACCCACTACTGAATGGGCTAACATCGTTAGTGAGGGTATTTTGGGCACGACTCAATTCCCAGCTAATTTTGCCAATTTTGTTGAGGCATCAGGTGGTGCTTGGTCAGCTGGAGCTGGTTTAGTCGGCTCAGGTACGGCTGGATTTGTATGGTACAACGGCGCACGTTCAGCTATGGCAGCTGTCACTAATCATACCTTTGCAGCTTCAAAAGACACTTATATTGATTACAACCCTACAGCAGCTACCTTGACTTATTTACCTGAGACCAATGGCGCTATTGAGCCAGCAGTTAGCACAGGTTCAGTGCGTATCGCTAAGGTGGTTACGGGCGCTAGTGCTATTAGCTCTATCAGTCAGATAGAGTATAGCAATCCCGTTGTAGGTGCTCCAGTTTATAACCCTTATAAGTTTAGTGTTTATCTAAAGGCTTCTTCGCAAACCGTCACAAGCAACACGGCTTCAATCGTAATACCTGACACCGCTAGATATGATACTTCTTCAAACTTCGACCTCACTACTGGGTTGTTCACGGCTCCAGTAGCAGGATTCTATCACTTTAACGGAACAGTTCTTTTCACTTCTACGTTATCAGGACATTTAGGAGGGGCTATACTGGCCGTAAACGGTTCTGCCTTGGTATACGGCAACTCTAATTCTGGAAACACCACCCAGACAGCCTTTAGCGTAGAAAGAACCCTAAAACTATCCTCTGGTGATACGGTCGCCTTATGGCAGACTAATACCTCTGGTGCTGCCGTTACTGTAGCCGGTGGTTCTTCGGATTATACCTTCTTTGAGGGTGAACTCAAGAGTGCAACTTAAAGGAGATATACTCGGTAGCATCTCTGCGCCCCTTTTTATGATTAAATTCAAGCTTGAATATGAAGATATAAAAGATAAGCTCTACGACAAATATCGTAGAGCTTATCGAAAAAAGCGAAAAAAGACTAAACGCTAGGCGCTGGGTCTGTTGGTGCAGGTGGGTCAGCTGGCTTCTCATCAGAAGCTACTATCTGGCCTATTTGCGTACCTGGATTGTACGCTACTGCTGTGTTGGTCGTGTAATAGACGAATAAGTGGGTTGCTACCCATGCGCCTACGCTCCAAGCTACCGTTTTAGCGTCTAGCTTACCACCTACTTGCAGCTGACCTGCTAGGGTGGTGATACCAGCTCCTAAGCCACCAATAAATGCTTTTTCCCGTCCAGTTATATTCATATTAGTTCCCCTTACCTCTTAATTATATAAACTACACCGAATACGGCTAAAACTACTATAACAACAAATGCCCAAAGAGGTAGGGTCATTATTTGACCCTTATCTGGTCGCCAGGCCAAATTACGCTGTAATTGCGAGCTGGGTGTCCAGCATTCGGGTTAAGTCCCTCAATTTGAGCGAGGTTTAGAGCATGATTAGCTGCAATAGTGCTGAGGTTGTCGCCACTCACTACTGTGTAATATTCAGGATTGCTAACAGGTGCGCTTGCTGGCTGTCCACTGACGTGCAGTACATCACCAGGCCAGATAACACCGAAGTTACCTGCTGGGTGTCCAGCGCTGGGGTTCATTTGCTCTAATTGACCGAGAGAGAGACCGTGCTTAGCAGCGATGGTGCTCATATTGTCACCAGATACCACAGTGTAACTGTCACCGCTAACAGGAGCAGGCGCAGGATTTGGTGCAGGATTACCGCCAACGTGTCCAGCTAAGGTGTTCATGATACCTACGACTTCCTCAGCCTCAGCGTCATGGCTAGAACTGTAGTGAACAAAGATACCGTGAGGTGTTGCAGCGCCGCCCCAGTATTCCTGACCCTCGTGTAGATAATGTGTGTTCAAAAAGTCAGCGTAATCGTGGACGCTAACAGCTTGTGAGGCATAAGAGCTAGCCAAGTCAGGGTCACTATCTACGGCATTGAAGCCAAATAAGTTATTACGAGTTTCGGCGTAGTTGCTGGTGCCGTGTGCGCTCTCAACGTCAGCATGCGCCAAAATAAACAGGGCGTTCAAGTCATACTGGTTTTCAGCATCAACAAGAGCCTGCCAAAAGTCGGGGTGGTATCCGTTATCAGAGCGCATAGCAGCCTCAGCTGCCTGTAGTTGCCCAGCGGTTAAGCCGCTTTTGGTGAGTAGGTTGCTATTGATATCAAACATAATTAGTGCTCCTTTGAGTTGTTACCCTATGAAAGTATCATACCACTCCTGCTTACGATTACAAGCTAGAGTGATGCTTCCGGCAATACGGCGACCCGTTAGATTTATGCCTGCCCCATCGATGACACGATTGGTCGGTACAGATGTTGTGCATATAGAGGCCGATAGCTGCTCCGAATATCGTTACGTCACCGAAAATACCAGACCAAAATAGGTACTGGCTACCGCTGGCATTGCTTAAACCGAGCCAAACGTATAGAAAATGTATCATTGGTATTGCCTCACACATTGATTTAGAATACTTTGCGCTTGAGTTTCGTTAGTGGAAGTAAAAGCAGTTAAGGCACATACAGTGAGATGACGGTTTACTTTTTCTTGTAGTAAGATTCGGTTGGAATAATAAACGACTGTAAAAATTGTAGCAGCACAACAGACAATAAATAAAATTGTCTTAACGATGTGCCAATGTACTTCAGAATTTTGTAAATTTTGGAGGGTAGTACTTTCGTATTGTCGTAGTTCGTCATCTTGGTTCATACTTTTTTCTCCAATATTTTCAAAATTGCATTTTGAGTTTCTCCCAGTTGAGTAATTAAATCTGGTTTAACTAATTGTAAGTCTTTATAAACTGCTAATTGACCTTGAATTTCATTCATCTGAGCATGGAGGCCATCACGGTCACGACGAATATCTTTTAACTCCTCAAGTAATGAATCAATACGCTTACGCTGAGTATCTATAAGGAGTGCAGCATCTTTAGAGTTTTCACGTGAATAAACAGATTTAGAGGCTACATAGCCACCGACCACAAGTCCGAAAGCACCAAGAGCATCAAGTATATATGTCCAAGTAGGTACATCATTCATAACCATAGTATCTAGCTTATGCCTAGAAAAGTCAACTAATGGGCTTGGAGACTATATACTTTAAGCACGTAGGGATTATTATCATTGAGGCGTATTATCAATATGCTATAATTGGGCTATGGTAAAACTTGACAAGGCAACACGGGACATCATCAGGAAGATCGCAAACGAACATCCTGAACTTAATACGCATATACCCTACGTGCCGCAGAGTTAACAAAAATAATATAACAACATACTGCTCATGCTTGCAAATTGTAGGTAGTAGGTTGACAATATTAGCATGACGGCACCGTCCCATATTTCTTTCTGGGAGTCTAACTTTTTGCTTGTACTAGCCACTGTCATTGTTGGACTTGTTGCTCTCTACGTTTATTGGAAACAAAAGGTTGACCAAAAGAAAGATGCCGCAAGCATAGTTCTTCAGGAAATTAGACGAGCTAGTAAAAAACTACAAAATGCAAAAGAGATTATAGATAAAGACGGTATTATCCCAGAGACGATCTTTGCTCTTAAAACCTCCAATATAGTATCTTTCTAACATTGGTTCATTTTTTCCTTTGGAGCAGGATTAAGTATCCAATCTTTATGCTCATAGGCCAGTGGCCCCGAAACAAAGGCTGAAGGGATTTTCTCTATACCAGCCTCTTCTAAGCGTCTACATATACAATTTGGGCAAAGTAACCCGGCACCACCCTCAGTACCAACACCTGGACCACGAGGAGCTATTTTATTCCATGCCCAAGTAGGGATTATTAGGTCTGGAAAGCCCGGTGAGTCGTACTCCCAGCCACAGTCATAACATTCGGCAGATTTAATACTCATTTAATAATTGCCCTGTACTATTCCAATCGGTGGAACTTATTAATTTAAATAGGAGACGGCATGGCGAAAATAGCACCATTCCATTCAAAATTAGCTTCAGCGGACGTATATCACGACAATAGCTCGTGTACGCTTGGAGATAACATCGAACCCTATAACAAAGTGTCTGGGACTGGCAACTTGCCAAAGTGTAGCCA